GCGGTAGGGGCCAAGAAGGGAGCTGCCAAGGGCCAGCAGCTAGGTTTGGTATTAGGGCGGCGAGGACGGCCAGGGTTACAGATCTGGGTAGCGCAATGCCAGGGCTTCGCCTAGGTGGAGAGTGCGGACCGCGTGGCGGGTGGGCATTCGCTGGAACGCTAGCACCGCAGAGCGCCCGGTCACCCGCAGAGATTCCTCCTGGGCTGGCGTCCAGAGGGGCTCCGCCTGGGCAGGCATCACCGTGGTTATGTAGCGTTCTAGCATCTCTCTAAGCTCTACGTTGAAGAAGTTTTCTACGTAGTGACCTATTATTGCTGCGTACAGAGTGTTGAAGTCGTCTTCTGAGGCTACTTCGGTATTGAATCTAGGGTATGAGATTTGTGATAGTGACTGGGAGGTTGGTTTCCAGGGCACGTAGACCCCGATCGGGAGTAGTTTCATTTGTCGGTTGCACCAGACGAGATCTTGGATCCTGTCAGACTCGAAAGCAGAGCCAGGCTTAATCTTGTAGCCGAGTTTTAAGTACTCGGCAATGATTCGGGTCTGGGTGAGATAAGTCGCTAAGGAAGCGGGCATCGAATACATTGTATCGTCGCCCATAATCTGGATGCGTATGTGCTCCCAGATTATGTCTTCGTCGGTGAGGTTAGGGAAGGTATTGTGTAGGTATGCTGTGAATGTAGCATCCTCCTGTCTGAGTCGTTTAAAGATCGTGAGTAGGATGTACCACAGTAGGTAGGTATGGCAAAAGGTGTTGTCGTGGGCGGTTCCAGCCCAGCCGCTAGGCTGGCCGTGGGTGCGGTAGAACAACTGACCGTTTGGGAAGAGGAAGGCTCCCTGGATGACGTTGGCGTAGCAGGCGCGTATGAACCTGCCCCACCACGTGGCCGAGCGAGGAGAGCTTGCAGTATTTAGCATTTTAATACGTGCCTCGCATATCTTCCACTGAAGTGTAGACTGGAGGGAGCCGTCCCAGCGGGACACGTCAATGCAGCCTAGTCGTCTTGCCTCGCCGTTCGTGCGTTCTAGTAGCCGCTGGGCCAGCTTGTCGTAACCTTGGTTGAAGATTGAACGCCCTATACTAGAGGGGGTGTCTGTAAGGGACTGGAGAGCCGCGTTAGAAGGTTGCATGAACTTCATGGCAGAAATGTGGAATGGGGTGTCGGGGCAAGCTACTAGGCGCGTCTTTAGAA